CCCTGTAACTTCATTGATTCCGAATACTGTGAACAAATCCGCAAGCACCTCCATGAGGGAGTCTGAACTAATCCGACTGTACGGCCTCCCCAAGGAGGAACTCCGAGAATACCGCCTAACCCTCGTTAGGGGGGTAGACTGGGACAAGGAGAAGGTGGGCGATAAGCCCGAGAAACTGTGTCCTGTTAAATTTTTCCCTTCGGGAATGACTAAGGTACTTGAGCGTTTCGGAGTAAAGGAAGCCAAGCCAGCCGAAATCGAATCAACCACCTTCAAAGCGAAGGTGGTTAGATGTGACTTCCCTAATCGTCGCCTCATGACGGCCTTGGCTGAAGGTAGTTCCAATGTCATTACAGTCCAAACTTTTGATTCTCGCCTCTTTTACCGAGGTGCGGAGATTCTGGTTACACCGAAGGGGACGGCATTTTTCTGCTCGCAACGTCCAGTTTCTAAGCAGAGACTCTTTAGCACATCCACTAAATCTAAACCCAATGAAGACCAAGAATGAACAGAAACATGAGAAGGCTGAAAGCACCAAGTATGAAGCCTACGAGCGTAAGGCCAAGACTGAGCCCGAGTACCGCTCCAAAGGTAAAAAGCCCACCCGTGGTGGCAAGCGTTGCTAAATTTCCCAAAATAAAAAAACCCTAAACTAACCCCCAAGATGAAAGAATACGAAAAGAACGCCAGCAAGTCCATTAAGGATACTATTCTCAACTGGATGAAGAAGTCCCCTGATGTCATTAACACCCCAATGTCCGAAAAGGGAGGCAAGGGCTGGACTCCTCAGGCTTCTAAGAACATGAATAATGCTGACGAGGCTGGTGTGAGGTGGAAGGAATCGCTCGATGGCCCCGCTGGCTCCGAGCAAACACGTATTGCAAAGCAAACCATGGAAGCCGAAAGAATGAGAGCCAATACGGCAAACGAATCCTACAAGAGAAAGATGCTCAATGAAGCAAAGGACAAAACCACTTCTGCTGGCATGGGTCGCAGACTGAAAGCCGAGTCTGACGATTTCTACAACTCTGATGCTGGCAAGAATACCAGCGACTACGTTACCATGAAGGGCGACATCGCCAAGAACCCTGATAAGAAAAAGGGTAGCGGTTTTGGCGTAAGCATCGACGATGGCTCCAAGACCATGACGCCAAAGCAGTTGTCTGATTTTATCAGCCAACACGCCGCTGGCAATTATGGTGCCAAACTTGATGACTTCAACAACGGGCTAAGGGTCGATAAACCCTCGAAGCCTCAATCCATGTGGGAAGAGCACCCTAACCAGAAAGAGCACCATACCAAGATGGCTATGGAGGGTAGGGCTAACGAGATTGGCGACCACGTCCCCAACAAGAAGCAATACTTGGCTATGCAGGAAGATTACGCCAAGCCTAAGGATTACGTTTCGCAGTACAAGAAGGGTGAATTTAAAACTAATTTTTCAACCCAGAAGAGTGGAATGTCTGATATTGAAAAAGTTGCGTTGGGCGGGATGGCTGGAGCCACTGCTGGAGAAGTTATCAATGCTGGCATGGACCTTAATGCCGCAAAGAACCGCAGAGATGCTGAAATAAGGAATCAGCACGACGCCCACACCTACTGGTCTCGTAAGAAGAACGGCCAGTAAGCCGTAATTTAAAATGGCGGAAGACGACAAATACGTTCCGTCGAAAGGGAACCCACTTCTGGACGTAGCGTCCCAGAAGAACTCTGGCCTCCATGCCGCCTTGATTAAGGAGCAGGAGAACTATGAGAAAAAAAGGGACGCTGGCAGGGCAGAGAGCGTATCTAGGCTTATTGCACATGACAGAAAGGGAATGGAGCAGGATGGTCTTGAGTATGACAAGCAGGGGGACTTGAGGTCATCTGGTCCGAATGGCTACGAAAACTCCTTTGACTACAGGAGGAAGGAGCAAACCAAAGCCGATAGGGCACACATCACGGAACGCACTTGGGGAAAGTACAATAGGGGCGAAACCTTGGACATGTACGGAAAGCCCCAAGGCGGCGGCAGTCAGATGAGAATGCCAAAGGTAGCCCCACCAAAAAAGAAGTCAGACATCACAGTATCCATGGCCCCAGAATATGGACTTTTAAAATCTAAACTTTTTAACGGCAGTGCCGCTGGCCCTGTCGCAAGCGGGTTGATGCCATGGATTAGTAGATTTAATCCAAACGCCTGTGGGCCAGTTAGGGTGTCATCTTGTGGTTTCTATGGAGGCGTAATACAGGCTAACGTTCAAGAAGCGGCCAATAACGGCTTCCCAGTAAAAATCGACAACACTTGGGGCAGTGCCTAATGGCCTTTGAGAAACAAACAGTTTGCGGCATTGAACTCACTAAGCACCCAGTAATCAAGATGCCCAACGAGGAGGAAGTCCTCGATTTAGCACAGGAACTGGGCATTGATTCCGTAACCGAAATCCTCAAAAGGCGTGAGGAAAAGATTAGGGCCGAACAAAACGACCCATACAGGCATGGGTACGAGCCTGACAGTTGGGCTGAAGCCGACAGGTTGCTGATGTCGGGTAATGAGTTGCTCATCATGGGCGGCAACCGAGCGGGTAAGACCGAATATGCCGCCAAGAGGGTTATGCAACTACTGTGCACTAGGCCCGAAAGCCGTGTCTGGTGTCTACATACGACATCTCAGACCTCTATTCAGATGCAACAGGCTGTTATCTGGAAGTACATGCCCCCAGAGTTTAAGAACGCCAAGAAGACAAAGGTCACAAACATACAGTACTCACAGAAAAACGGATTTTCAGACGCCACTTTTGTTCTGCCCAACAGGTCTCAGATTTTCTTCATGAATTATGGTCAGGAGAAAAAGGTCATTGAAGGTGGCGAGCCAGACTTCATCTGGTGCGACGAACTTGTGCCTCAGGACTGGATTGAGACGCTCCGCTACCGACTAGTCACCCGCTCTGGTAAGATGATTCTTACCTTCACCCCCATCACTGGATTCACCCCTGTCGTCAAAGACTACGTTTCTGGGTGCAGGATTAAGAAGACGCTCTTTGCAGACCTCCTTCCAGATACACAGAATGTCCCAAGCATCCCAAAGGGGCACATGCCCTACGTTGCAGAGTGTAGCAAGGGTTCGGCCAACGTAATCTGGTTTCATTCAATCCTTAACAGATACTCTCCCTTCGAACAAATCAAGTTAGCACTTCGTGGGCGAGGCCCATACGAGGTTAAAATTCGTGCATATGGATGGGCGGAGTCCCTTTCTGGTTCTCAGTTCCCCCGATTTGGGGAGCCTAACATTATCCCAGCCGAACTAATGCCAGAAGAGGGGACTAATTACATGTCTGTTGACCCTGCTGGTGCCAGAAACTGGTACATGCTCTGGATGAGGGTGATGCCAGATGGCTCCAAGTTTATCTACAGAGAATGGCCAGACATTAGCATGGGCGAATGGGCTATGGCTGGCGACAAGCACGACGGCAAGGCTGGCCCAGCCCAGCGTCAAGGTGCTGGCATGGGCTTAGACGAGATTAAGAAGCACATTCTAGACCTTGAAAAAGGCGAAATCATCGCAGACAGGTACATCGACCCACGTGCAGGCGGGACTACCATCATCCAGAAGGAAGGCGGCACGACTCTGATTAACCTGCTAGACGAAGGAGATACCCCAATGTACTTCACTCCAGCGGCTGGCCTAAGGCTCGAAGAAGGTGTTTCAATCATCAACGACTGGTTTTCCTATGACCCTAATCAGGAACTATCTATGGTAAACCTGCCGAAACTTTTTATCTCAGAAGATTGCAAAAACTTAATCTGGTGCCTCAGGGAGTGGACTGGCCTAGACGCAGAAAAAGGTGCGTCTAAAGACCCAATTGACACCCTGAGATACTTAGCCGTCATGGACCCCATGTACGGCGGTGCCGACACCTACAAGGCAATCGGAGGAGGCTCTTACTAAAATGCTCCCTAAAGAAACCCCACCACTACTCAGGCTTGCCGATGCGGCCAGAGTCTTTAACTTATCAAAGTCTACCCTCCTAAGGCTCAGAAACAAGGGGGAGATTAAGACTTTTAGGACCCTTGGGGGACAGCACATGTTCTTCAGGGACGAAATTTTAAACTTTATCAATCAGAACACCCATGAACTTCAAAAGCCCGACTCCCCACGCTGATAAGTTAGCGTATCACGCAGAAAAACCAGACATCAACATTCTGCTGTCTGAGTACCAGCGTTCCGCTTTCCACGGAACCATGGTATCTAAGATGAACTATGCTGACGACATTAGGCTCACCAGATGGACTGGACAGACCGATGACGGCAAGAAGCACTCTTGGGCTAGACCCGACGGAGACCCAGCCTTCCCGTTTGAAGGTGCCTCAGATGTTCGCATCAGGCTCGTAGATAGGCTTATCAACGACCAAAAGGCATTACTGCTTACCGCCTACAAGGGTTGCACCCTTAAGGTTGGCGGCACTGAAATTAGCGATACCATGTCTGCGGCCTCCGCCACTACGCTTATGCGTTGGATGGTTGAAACAAAGATTAAGAACGAATTGCACAAGGAGGCCGAATTGGCGGCGGATTACGCACTTACTTACGGATGGTCCGTCGTTCAGGTCACTTGGGAGCAACAGATGGGCACCAGAGTCAATAACATGAAGTTGGACGAACTTCAGAACATGGCCATGGCTGAAAAACAGCAGGGAAGTACCAATGGCGGCGAAGGAACCTTCTCCAAGTTGTTTAACGCTATTGTTGACCCCACCAAGGAAGAATACGCCTTGGCACTACTAAAGGACGTCATGCCGCAACTTAAGCAAAGGGAGTTAAAAAAGTTTGTGAAAGGGATGCGTGAGAATGGGATTGGCGAAATTCCTGAAGTTTACGTCCAAAGAAACCTGCCCCATATCGAAGCCCTTAAGCCATTTGATGAAGTGTGCTTTCCGCCCGAGACGGCTGACCTGCAAAAAGCCCGTGTCATTTTTAGGCGTCAATACATGACTGAAGTTGAACTACGCTCTACCGCTAAGATTGCTGGATGGGACGACGAGTGGGTAGAGAAGGCGGTCAACAGCATGGGGAATAACTATTACTTCAACGACCCCAACCTCATTCCGACAACCACAATGCTTAATTCCAACATTGAGCGTGGCAATAACCTCATCGAAATTGTTTGGGCGTACTACAGGCAGTTGGACACGAATGACGTGCCTGCTATCTATTACACAGTATTTTCTCCACACTGCGGAGCCGACCTTTACGCAAAGCAGGACATCCTTAATTACGCCCACGGAGAGTATCCCTTCATCGAATACAGACGTGAAAGGAACAGACGTGCCGTGGCAGAATCTAGAGGCATCCCAGAAATCAACAAAACGGAGCAAGATGAAGTAAAGGCCCAGCACGACGCTATTAGAGACAGGACCGCTTTTGAGGTTCTTCCTCCCGTTAAGGTAGTTAAGCGTATCGGTGCCCTTAATAGAATTGCCCCTGCACAAGTGCTCCCAGTTTCCAACAAGGACGACTACACTTGGCTCGAATCCCCAAGAAGTGACGCTGGCATGGCCTTCCAAGTCATTCAGCAGGTCGAGCAGAACCTTGGAAACTACTACGGGTTTGCCGTTGGTGAACTTATCGACCCCCAGAAGATTCAGATGCTTAAGCAACTGCAAGTGGACGGCTGGCTAATGTTCTGGAATAGGGTATACACCCAGATGTTCTCACTCAGCCTTCAGTTCATGTCTGAGGAAGAAATCATGAGAATTACTGGAAGCCCCCTAAAGCAGGGCATGCAGGACATCCATAGCCAATTTGACTTCAATGTACGTTTTGACGTGCGTGACACGGACCCTGAATTTGTCCAAAAGAAACTGGAGGCTATCATTAAGACTGTCGTGCCCCTTGACAGTGGAGGCATCATTGACCGAAACAAGTTGGTTAAACTG